ATGCAAATAGCTAATCCTTATGGATTTATTTACATTACAACCAATATAATTAATGGGAAAAGATATATTGGACAAAGGAAATTTAATAATGGATGGCTTAATTATCTTGGTAGTGGTAAGAAAATAAAATTGGCAATCAAAAAATATGGTATAAAGAATTTTTACAGAAATATTGTTGCTATAGCTTATACTAAGAATGAGCTGGATAGCTTAGAAAAAGAATTTATACAAAATTACAAGGCTGTAGAAAGTGAAGATTTTTATAATATATCAAAAGGTGGAGACGGGGGAGACAATGCTGGAAAATTATCTAGAATGTATGGTAAAAAACTTCCTGTAGAGGTTAAAAATAAAATTAGCCAAACTAGAATATTAAAAGGAGTGGCAAAAAGCAAAAATAATCCTATGTACAACATACGTATTTGCGGTAAAAATCATCATAATTATGGCAAACATCAAAGTGAAATTTCAAAACAAAAGCAAAGCATTACTATGAAAACTAAATATAAAAACGGTGAAATTATACCTCCTTTTAAAGGGAAACATCATTCCCTAGATACTAAAATCAAGATAGGGGAAACCAGAAAAGAAAAAGGGATAGCAAAAGGCAAAAATAATCCTCGTGCAAAACAAGTTATTTGCAGTACTACTGGCAAAGTTTTTGATACAATGAGAGAGGCTTGTTTATATTATGGCATTAAATCGTTTGGTAATTTTTCAAATAATATTAAAAATAATAAGCCTTGTGGTGAGTTAAATGGGGTGCCATTAATATGGAATGTATATGTTAATAATTAAGGTGATACAATGAAAGAATTATTTAAAAATGATAACCAAAGAAATGTATTTTTATTGTATAAATATTTACTGAAAATATTTATAGATGCAGGAGCAGACAATAAAGACGCAGAAATAAAGGCTAATGAAATGATTTTACGAAAAGCTAATAATCTTTTTGGGTATCATGGATTGGCGTGGTCGCTCGGAGCTGAGTCTCTCGAGTTTTTTTGTATGTATTTTTTACAAGATACATTTTTACCAAAAGACAATAACGCTGCGGCTCCTATAGCAGATATCCATAGAGAGATTTGGAGCGATATTCAGGAATCTATAATTGGTAATGGTACAAATCAAAGAGGTTGGGTCCTTCCACGTGGTACTGGTAAGTCTGCTTTTGGAGATTATGCTCCTGCTTGCTGGTGTCATGCATATAGTATTAAAAAATATACTCTTATATGCTCTGACATAGGCTCTACGGCAGAGAAATTTATTAAGGATATCAAGAATACCTTCCTTGAGAATAATTACATTAAACAAGCTTTTGGAGTGCTTTTGAATGATAAGGATAAAAGATATATATGTAATTCGACACAGCTTGAATTTACAAATAAAACTTTTATTGAAGCCATTTCCTCTAGTTCTCCTATGCGTGGCCGTAAGTATGGTAATAACAGACCTGATTTAATAATTTTAGATGACTATCAGTCTGAGCCTGACGTTAGGACAGATGAAGCTAGGGAGAAAAAATGGAAGAGGTTTAGTGATGATGTCAAGTATGCAGTTCAAAAGGCTGTTGTTCGTAATGGTAAAACTGTAAAAAAAGGTACAACTTTGATAGCACTGGGAACTTTGCAGCATAAAGAGTGTTTTTACAGTAGGCTTATGAAGCAGCCAACATGGAAATTCAAAAATGAGAAGGGTGTTTTGATTGACGATATAGACACGTATTTTAATACTGGTCTGTGGGAGCAATTTAAAAACATCCTTTTTGATTTTAAAAATGAAACGCATCTTGAAGATGCGAAAGAATTTTATTATAGCCATGAAGCTGATATGAAATTTCCTATGCTGTGGAATGAATTTTGGGACTGCTTGGATATGGCCATGAGTTACTATGAGAATCCTGCTTCATTTAAACAGGAGGTTCAAGGTGACGTTGATTCTATAGGTGAAAAGTGGTTCAAAACTGTTGCTACACAATCTAGGAAGGAAATTGAAACACATAGTTTTATGAAAACAATGCTGTGTATGGACCCTGCCAGTACAGACACTGGAAAATCTGATTATAGTGCTTATCTAGTTGGTTCTGAGAGTGAAAACAATCTAAAATATGCTCGCAAGGCTGAACTTGCAAGAATAAACGCACGTACTGATTTTGATAAATATATTGACCATGCTATATATCTTTTAAAAGAGTACCCTGACATTACCCATGTTTATATTGAAAAGAATACCTTTAATGGTGCTGATGCGAATTTACTTGAAAATAAAATCAATGCTGATGATGTTCTAAGAGCCAGGAATATTGAAATTATAAACGAGATGCAGAGAAAAAATAAGGATGATAAAATTTCAACTATTATTCCTTACATGAATAAAGGACAGATTATTTTTGCTGAAGAGGACCAGGATTTCATAAAACAGATTATGGAGTTTGCAGGTCAAAAGTTTAGTTTGCATGATGATGCTCCCGATATTACAGCGGAGTTTGCAAATAGAATTGAAAATATAGAAGTTATTCGTAATGTACAACTATTCGATAGGAGAAAATTAGGAATATAGGAGGTGTTAAGATGCCAGCAGATTTGGAGCTTTTAAGAAAATGTAAACAGGATTTTGACATGATGCTACCGACATATATGAAAATGCAGAGATATTATGATGGCAAGACCGATGCACTGGAAAAGTATCAAATGATAACTAAACGTGCCAATACTAAAGTTAAGTGCAACTTCATACAGAAATTTATAAATGAAGAGGCTAGTTACTGCTGTGGGAATAAGATAACTTATAGTTCTCACTCCAATAATCAGAATGTAATTGAGGATTTAAGGATTAATTTTAAGCATTGGAAAGAGAAATATAATAAAGAATTGTGCAAACAGAGCCTTATTTTCAATGAAGCTTATGAACTTTATTATATTGATACAGATGGTTTATTTAATAGTTTAATTTGTACGCCACTGAGCAGCTATATACTTCAGGATGATTTTGGAAATATTCAACTTTTTATTAGATTTTTTACTAAAAAATTTGATGATACACATACTCTCTATGCTGATGTTTTCACCGACACTGATGTCAGTTATTACACCATTATAGGAGATATTTTCACACCAATCACAGGACTTAAAACAGAGAGTAATGTATTTGGGAAGGTTCCAGTATCTGTTGTAAGTATAGGCAGTATGTATGAAAGTCTATTTTCTGTATTGAAGGGATTGCAAGATGGATATGAAACCAATTTAAGTGATATGGTGAACGAAATATCTGATTTTAGGAACGCATACCTTGCTTTTAAGAACTGTAAAATTGATGATACAACAAAAGATGAAAACGGAAAAACTGACCTGGATAAAATGAAAGAGCTTGGAGTTATGAATTTGCCAGGTGAAAAAGCAGATGCAAAATGGCTCATCAAAGAAATAAATGATAGTTTTGTACAGAATACATTGAATACTATGGAAGATAAGATGTATCAATTGGCCAGTCATATAAATAACAATGAAAAACTGGTATCTAATACAAGCTCTCTTGCTTTAAGAAATAGGCTTATAGGTCTTGAAGAAAAATGCACCAATAATATACAAGCTTTAATTGATGCAATTAAGGTGAGATTGCAATTTTTATTTATATATCTGAAAATCAAGCAGAATAAAAATTATGATTGGAAAGATGTAGATATTAAAATCGTACCTAATATTCCTACAGATGATTTGATGGTAAGCCAGATTATTAGCCAGTTAAACGGAAAGCTTTCTACTAGAACAGGGCTTGCTCAACTTTCATTCATAGATAATCCAGATAATGAAATGAAGGAAATTGAGAAGGAAAATAAAGATGATTCTATAGGAAAAAGTCTTTTGAATGGTGGTGAAAATAGTGGCACATCAAGTGAATGATATAGGTAAAGAAGTAAAAAAATACAGGGAAGAAAACCGTATATCTCTCAGGGAACTAAGTAAAATTACTGGAGTAAGCTACTCATGGCTCAATAAATTGGAAAATGGAAAGGCCACTCTTAGAAAAGGAACTGAAGAGTTACTTATTAATAAATTAAACCTTGATAATAAAAAAATAGATTTGACTAATATTCCGACTGTATATCTAATAGAGGAATTGAATAAGCGTACTAATTTTCATATTAAATTAGAGGTGGAGTAAATGAGTAAGATACCTGGCCAGTACAGGAAGGCAATTGAGCAGATTCGTATTGATGCCGAAAATTTTGCTAATAGTTCTATGAAAAATGTATATTCATTAAATAAAAAAGCTCTTAATGAATTGCATATGAAAGTAGCAAAAATATACATTGATTATGCACAAGACGGCTATTTAAAGTTATCGCGGCAGGATAAAAAGAAAATTACTGCTGACGTGAATAACAAGCTTAAAAGTATGGGATTAAATCTAGGAAAAGCTGAAGTTGCCACAGTTTCTAGTATTCTAGGCTCTGTTTTCAAAACAACTTATTATAAAAATGCCTTTGTATTGGAAAGTGGTATGTCTGGAAATATTAAATTTAATATCTTAAAGAAAGAATTTATTGATTCTGCTATAAATGCAAAATTCAAAGAGGCTACTTTTTCAGATAGGATTTGGAATAATAAAGCTAATATGATAGACAAACTTAAAAAGTCTATAGTTGAAGCCTATAAGGGCAATACTGCAATAGATAAAATAGCTAAGGATATACAGCATACTTTTAATGTTTCTGCTAGCGATAGTAACCGTCTTGTAGCAACCGAAACTGCACGTGTAGCAGTAAAAGCACAGGAGCAAATTGGAATTGATTCTGGCTGTAAAGAAGTAATGTGGAGTGCAACTCTTGATAGTCGTACTGCTCCGTATGATGCTAGTCTTGATGGTAAGGTTTGGGGAATAAATGAAAACCACCCTGAGCCAGTTATGGACACGCATCCGCGTTGCAGGTGTGTACTTATAAATGTACCTTTTGCAGAGTGGAAACCTAGTAAGAGAAAAGATAATGAAACCAAAGAAATTATTGATTATAAAACGTATGATGAATGGCTGAAAGATAAAGGTATTGGAGGTGATGAAGAATGATGAATAAGTACAGAAAGAAACCAGTCGAGATCGAGGCTGTTCAATGGAAAGGAAATAATTCAACTGAGATACATGATTTCGTGAGGAAACATATGAGTAAGGATATTAATGGAGAATTGTATATTTATACGCTAGAGGGTAATCTTCATGCTAGTATTGGAGATTATATAATAAAGGGTGTAAATGGAGAATTTTATCCATGCAAGCCAGATGTATTTAAGAAAACATATGAAAAAATTAAGTCTTAGAAATAAGGCTTTTTATTTTATAAAAATTTAATTGTGTTCTTAGTCTATACAGGTTAAGAGGACATAGGAGGTATGAAAAATTATGAAAAAAAGTGAATTAACAAAATTAATTGAAAGCCTAGGTGATGATACTGAGGTAGATGAAACAATATCTAAAAGCGATTTGGGTAAGGCACTTGCTTCAAGTGGTTTAACGTTGGATGCTTTTAAATCTAAAATGGAGAGTGATCCTAATTTCAAAAGTTTTCTTGATAGCGAGAAAGACAAACATGCGACCAAAAGTCTGGAAACTTGGAAAACTAATAATTTGCAAAAGATGGTTGATGAAGAATATAAGAAGCAGCACCCTGAAGCAGATCCAAAAGATACTGAAATTGCAAAATTGAAAAAGCAGTTTGAGAATATGCAGAAAGAGTCTCTCAAGAAAGATTTAACCAATAAAGCTTTAAAGACTATGACAGAAAAGAAATTACCCACGGATTTAGTTAATTTTATTGTTGGCCAGGATGAAGATTCAACAAATAAAAATCTTGAAACTCTAGAGAAGATTTTTAATCAGCATGATGAAGCAATAAAAACTGAAATACTTAAAAATGATACTTATAAACCAGGTGGTCAGGGTGGAGCAGAACCAACTGAAGAAGCTGTTAAGGGACAGATAAATTCCTTGTTTGGAATTAAAGAATAGGAGAGGATGACGAAATATGGCAAATGCAATTAATTATGCAACTTTATTTATGCAGGCATTAGATGCACAAATATCACAGCAGGCTACAAGTGGCTGGATGGAGAGAAACGCAGGCCAGGTTATATATAATGGTGGAAAGGAAATAAAGATACCTAAAATAACTGTTGATGGCCTTGCTAATTATTCAAGGGAAGATGGTTACGCACGTGGAGCTGTGGGACTTGACTATGAAACTATGACCATGACTATGGATAGAGGTAAGCAGTTTTTACTTGATTCTATGGACATTAATGAGAGTAATTTTGTAGCAAATGCTTCAACGGTAATGAGTGAGTTCCAGAGATTGAAGGTTATTCCTGAAGTTGATGCTTATAGGTATTCTAAAATAGCAGCACTGGCAATTTCAAAAGGCCGGGCAAGTGGAGGATATACTCCTAGCGTTGATGATATATTTACAAAACTGAAAACTGACATAGCAACTGTTCAGGACATTATTGGAGATGTACCTCTTGTTATCTCAATGAGTAGAACTACTAAGAACGCTCTTGACATGAGTAAAGAAATTTCAAGACAGCTGGCGATTGATAATTTTTCATCTGGACAATACAATGCTAAAGTTTCAATGATAGATGATTGTCCTATAATTCCAGTACCTTCAATGCGTTTAAAAACTGCGTATGTATTTAATGATGGAAAAACTGCTGGACAGACGGCAGGTGGATTTACTCCTGATGCATCAGCTAAGAATATCAATTGGATTATATGTGCTCAAAATGTGCCTATAGCAGTATCAAAAACTGATAACATGAAGATATTTACTCCTGAAGAAGTACAGAGCCATGATGGATATTTAATGGACTATAGAAAATATCACGATCTTTGGATTGCAGATAATAAGTTTGATGCACTGTTTGTGAATGTCAAGGAGGCGTTGTCCTAATGTTTAAACTGAAAAGATTGAATGTTGTAAGAATAGTTTCATCTGAATCAGAGAAGACAAGCCTTGAGGCGCAAGGTTTTAAAGAAGCTCCTGAAGTTGCCATTAATTATAATAACTATACGCTTGATGATCTCAAGCAACTGGCAAAGGATAAAGGAATACAGGGGTATTCTAACATGAAAAAAGAAGATTTGGTTACTGCAATTAAAACACTGGAGGGTGAGAAAAAATAATCACTCTCTTTTTTATTGGAGGGATTTAAATGTCTGTATTGGATGATGTAAAGGCACTAAAAAATATATCCGATAGTAGCAAGGACAATATAATAAATATTTATACTAGACGTGCTGAAACTCTTATAAAAAGTTATTTAAATTTAAGGCCAGATGATGTCATTGATATTCAAGAAACTTACTCTGATGCAGTTATTGCCTATGTTATTGAATGTCTTGGCAGAAAAGGTAATGAAAATTTAAAGCAGTTTCAGCAGGGTAATCGTTCAGGTACTTATGAAAGTGGACTTAGCAGTGACGTGATAAATCTTTTACCTGCTCCATATGCAAGGATGATGGGATAATGCTTGAGAATTTTACAGTAGGGTTATATGTTAAAACTGAAGGACATAATACTGGAACTGGATGGGTACCTGGAACAGATGAGTATAAAAAGGATATTGATTGTGATATTCAGCCTTATAGCCAGGAGCTACTATTGAAGGATTATGGGTATGATATTAAAGTCAATAAGAGAATTTTTATAGATTATTATGAGCCTTTAATAGAAATAGGTACCATAATTAAATATGTGAATAAGCGTGGCAAAACTGAGGTATATGAAGTAAAGGCTATACCTTGGGATGATGAATATATGGAGGTGGCGTGTCTTGCCGTACAAGAGTAATTTAAATGGAGTATTAGGTGCACTTGATAAAGCTAAAATAGAAGCATTAACTGCCATAGGACTTCTTGGTACAACTGAGGCACAATTAAGGGCTCCAGTTGGTAAAAAAGAAGATGGTGACATAGATCCTGGAAGGTTAAAAAGAAATATAACATTTCAGGTCCACAATGATAATAATGGCGTAGATATTGGGACTACGGAAGCTGTTGTGAATAAGAAAGGTGATCCTTATGCACCATGGGTTGAAAAAGGTACTTCCAAAATGAAAGCTCAACCTTTTTTGGAGCCGTCAATTATGGATAATTTGAGTAAAATTGAAGAAATAGCAGGACAGAAAATAAGAGTTAATATGGGAGGTAAATAATTATGTTGAATCTGTATAATGTGATATTTGATATTATAAATCCTGTGGTAACAACCTATGCAGAGCATTATCCTACTGATAAAGAGGCTAATGAGAATGGAAAGAAATATCCTTATGCAGAATTTAACTTTCCCTAATATAACCCCAAATAATGAATACAGTGACTTGAATCAGCTTGTTATTGATATCTGGAATAATAAGAGTGGACAAGTAACTGAAATTGAAACCATTACTGATAATTTGGTAAAGGCTTTAAATAAAAAAATAATAAATACTGGTGATATGCTTATACAAATATTTAAGGATACACCGTTTAGATTAAAGCTTCCTGATTCTGATATAAATATTCAGCGCAGGGAGCTTCGCTTTTTAGTAAAACTTTATGAAGGGAATTGATGAAAATGTCTATAAATACAGATGATTTAACTACTACTGGATTTAATGAGAAAACGATGGAACATCTCTTGTTAGATGCAGGGGCAATATATAAGAATTTTGGCGAATCTGACCAGGCAAGAGTTGGTGCGACAAGTGGAGGTAATGAGTTTGATGCAAAAGCTGACATAAGACAGATTGCAGTAGATGGAGTAAAAGCTAAAAATGCAAAAGGACTTGAAGTTATAGACAGTGTAACAACTACACTTAAATGTACTTTTATAGAAATGACGAAAGAAATTTTAAAAGCAGCATTGATTGCTGATATAGACACTGAAACTGATCCTAATTATGACATTATAACAGGAAAAATAAAAATTTCAGATAGTGACTATATTAAAAATTTAGCCTGGGTAGGTACTATTAGTGGCAGTGAAAAGCCAGTAATAATCGTAGTTTATAATGCTTTATGTCTTGATGGATTGTCTTTGAAACCACAGGACAGCAAGGATAATACAGTAGAGGTTACTTTTACGGCTCATGCAGATCCTAAGACTCCACAGGCTCTACCTTATAAGATTTTATATCCAAAGATAATTGCAGATGAAGGATTCTTAATGACTAGTGCAGTTGTAAATGCTGGAAAAATAGTTCTGAGTATGAATGATGTTGCAGCTGAAACTATACCTGTAGATGGATTCATTGTAAATGTTGCTGGTTCTCCTGCTGAAGTAAGTGGTGCAGTACGTGGAACTAATACAACTACTATAGAACTTACACTTGCTACAGCCCCAACAGCAGGACAAGTAGTAACTGTAGCTTACAACAAGCCAACAGATGAAGCTAAACAAGTGCAGTCTGCTAGTGGTGTGGTTCTTGATACTTTCGCATCTACAAATGTAGTAAATAGTTAATGGAGGGATTTTAAATGGCAGAGGAAAAGCAAAAATTATTAAAGAGAGGGTTAAAAACTAAGGATTTATTTACCCTTACCAGGATAGTAAAGAAAATGAATATGAAAAAGGAACTTAGGGAAATTGCAAGAGATGTAACAGGTAAAACAGCAAAGGAAAAGAAACAGGCCTTAGTAGGAACTAGAGCCGATTTAATGCTTTTATTTGTTGAAAATATAGGAAATGCAGAGCAGGAGATATATAGATTTTTAGGAAATTTAAGCGATAAAGAAGCTCAAGAAATTGCCGATCAAGCTCCGCAGGATACTTTTGGAATGATAAAGGAATTATTTTCAGAAGATGGTTTTGGAGATTTTTTATCTACGGCACTCAAGTAGATGATATTGAGTGCTTGGATTTGCTTTTAAGTAGGTACGGATCTTCTGTATTGGATTTAGATATTTACTATGGGTTTGAGCTTATTAAAAAAGTATATGAAAATCGAAACAATGAAAGATTGTGGGATATGTGGTTAGCACTGTACCCTAACATGGATAAAGACCATTTTATATCCTTTGAAGATTACAAAAATAAAATAATAGGTAATCCTAAAAAACCAAAATCAAAGTCTAAAACTAAAAAAGAAATCTATGAGCAAGCAGATAGAATTATTGCAGCTTACAATAGGTCGAAGGGAGGTAAAACTTAATGGAAATATTTAGTTTAGTAGGTTCTATTCTCCTGAAAGACAATGATACAAAAAGTAAGCTGAAAGATATAGATAATACAGCTAAACAAACAAGCAATGGATTTGAGAGTGCCTTTAAAAAAATATCTGATACAGCCTCTAATTTAGGAAAAAATGTTGGAGTTGTTTTTGATAATTTAGATAAGAAGTTTCAGCTCTGGATGGCTGACAATAAAAAATCTGCTAGCAGTACAGAGATAAACAATAAAGCTCTTGAAACTTATAAAGGTAAATTACAAGCTTTATCTGAGGAACTTGAGACAAGTAAAAAAATTTTAGAGGAAACAGCTGATGGATTTGGAAAAAATTCAACTGAATGTAAAGAAGCTGAAAATCATGTTATGGATTTACAGCTTAAATACAAGCAGTTGGAAGATGAAAGTAAAAAACTTCAAAAAGCCACAGATTCTATCAACTTTAAGAAAATAGCTGATGGAGCTATTGCTGTTGGCAGTAATCTGACAATGAAGTTAACTACTCCAATAATAGGAGCTTTTGGGTTGGCTGCTAAGTCGGCAACTAGTTTTGAACATCAGATGGCTGACATAAGAAAAGAAGTTGCTGCAAGTGGTGCTCCTGTATCACAGGTCAATTCTTTAATGTCCCAAATGTCCAAAAATTCGATTGCCTGGTCTGAGGATTTCGGACAATCAACTGAGGGTATAAATGAAGGACTTTTGACCTTGGTTAAGGATGGCTATAGTGCTGATGAAGCTATGAAAATCATGCATAATTCTTTATATGCCGCAAGAGGTGCAAATGAAGATTTATCTACTACAGTTGATGGACTTGGAAGTTCCCTTGAAGCTTTTGGAATGAAAACCAATAATGCATCTCAAACAGTCAAGAATATGTCAAAACTTACAGATGCTTTTGCCTATATAAGTAATCATACTAAAGGAAGTATGAGCAGTTTAAGTGAAGCTTCTAGTATTATGGGTTCTACTTTTACTGCATTGAAAATTCCAATGACACAAGCTGCATCCGCAATTGGTATATTGCAGTCAAATGGTATAGATGCGAGTACGGCTGCAAATTCTTTAAAAGCTGGACTTGTTAATTTAGTGCATCCTTCTAAACAGATGTCTGCAGCAATGGAGAAAATGCATCTTGATGTGTTTGATGCAAAGGGGCAGATGAAAGACCTTCCAACTATTTTGAATGAGATAGAAAATGGTACTAAAGGCTGGACAGATCAGCAGAAACAAGCTGCCATTGCAACTGTATTTGGGAAAGAGTCTTTGTCTAGTTGGAATGTATTGGTTCATAAAGGCGGAGATTATTTAAGTGATTTATCTACTCATGCTGGAAATGCTACAGGAGAGGTTAAAAAATTATCTGACAGTATGAAGAATACTCCTGCTAATAAGTTCAAAGAACTTAAAGAGAGTGTGCATGCACTGGCTGTAAGTTTTGGTCAAGACGTTCTTCCTAGTTTGATGCCCTTGGTTAATGTTGCCACAAATCTTATAAAAAGATTTAGCAATCTTGACGAAGGTACAAAGAAATTTGTTGTTACCGTATTGGCTCTAGTTGCTGGACTTGGTCCTGTGATATTAATTTTCGGTAAGACTTTAGATACAATAATAAAACTTCACAATAATATTGGATTGCTACAGCAGGGATTTACAAAGCTTGGTGGAATGTCAGGTATTCTTAGTGGAGCATTAAAGGCACTTCCATTTATAGCGATTATTGCAGGAATTGTGGCGGTAATAGCAATAGGATATGAGTTGTATAAACATTGGGACCAGATAAAAGCTAAGGCAGGAGAATTAAAAACTGCTTTATTAGGGCACTTGACTAATATAAAGAATTCAATCGTTGCAGGCTGGAACTGGCTTAAATCTTTTATGACAACCTGGGGACCTGTAATATTAGCAGTAATAGCACCAATAATAGGAATACCAATACTAATAGTGCAGCACTGGACACAAATAAAATCTACACTAGCAAGTCTGTGGAATAGTTTGAAAACTAGTGCAATTAGTATATTTACTGGATTGGTTAATGGAATAAAGTCCGTATTTAACAGTATTGGAGCATTTTTCACAGGTATATGGAATGGTATCGTTCAGGGAGTTACAGCTTTTATAGCACCTATAGTAAGTGCTTTTCAAGCACTAGCACAAAAATTAATATATCCTTTTGCTCTTGTATCAGCTGGAATACAATCTATTTTTCATGGAATTATACAAGTATTGCAAGCAGTATTTATTGGACCACTGCTATTATTCTTTGAGCTTGTTAAAGCGATTTTTACTGGCAACTGGGAGGAGTTAAGAGTTTCTGCTATTGCAGTATGGAATAGATTGGTGTTAGGTATAAAGAATATTCTTGCTGGACTTAGAGCTGTTATAGAAGGTGTTTTATTAACTATTGTAACTGTTTTGCAGACTGCTTGGAGTGGACTAGCAAGTATTGCTACTTCAATCTGGACTACAGTTAAAAATGCAGTGGTTAGCGTTGTTACAAGCACAGTAAATACAGTTAAAAGTATATGGAATACAATAATAACATTCTTTAGAAATTTACCTGGCACACTATATAGTTTAGCTGTTGCTATGTTTACTACCTTTAAAAATGGAGCAGTAGCCATAATAACTGCTGCTGTTAATTTAATTAAATCTATTTGGAATGGTATTATTAATTTCTTTAAGAATTTACCTGGTACCATGTACAATTTAGCAGTATCCATGTTTACAGCTCTGAAAAATGGTGCAGTTAGCTTATTAAATAGTGCAATTAGTGGAATAAAAAACATTTGGAATGGGCTTATTAACTGGTTTAAAAACTTGCCTGCCACTTTTAAAACTATAGGTACAAATCTTATACAGGGCCTATATAATGGCGTTAAAGATAAAATAGCAGATGTAGTAAATCTCGCTAAGGATTTAGCGAATAAGCTACTTACTGCTATGAAAAATGTATTTGGTATTCATTCACCTTCAAAGGAAACTTATTCTATGGGTGGTTATTTGATTAAAGGGCTTGAGAATGCTCTGTTAAATGGTGCAGGAAATGTTAAAGCAGTAATAGGAAAAGTATTTGGTGGAGCTATTAATTTTGCTAAAGGTATTGTAGGAAGTGCTCAAGTTGGTTCATGGCTTACTATGGCACTTGCTGAGTCTGGAACTTCTCTTACATGGTTGCCTGCATTACAGACTCTAGTACAGAAAGAGTCTGGCGGAAATCCTTCTGCTTATAATTCACAAAGCGTTGGTGGCGAACATGCTACTGGATTAATGCAGATGCTAGGTTCTACTTTTAGCAGTTATGCAGCTAGTGGACATACTAACATTCTTAATCCGTTAGATAATATTCTAAGTGCTATTAACTATATAAAAGCAAGATATGGAAGTCCATACAATATTCCGCACTTATTTTCTGGAAATTATGTTGGTTATGAAACTGGAACAGATAATGCAACTCCAGGACCTCATTGGTTAGGTGAAAAAGGTTTTGAAGTTGTAATGAATAAAGGTATTGGATTACTTAAGGGTGGGGAAACTGTCCTGAATCATTCAGATAGTATTAAATTCCTTAATAGCATTGCAAATCTTGGTTCTAATGCAGTAACTTGGGGAGCAGATATGGTTCAAAATATTGCTACTGGTATTAATAGCAATTTAGGAAATGTCAAAAACGCTGCTTTAAATGTTGCAAATTCCATATCAAGACTTTTGCATTTTAGTGTTCCTGACGAAGGTCCACTTTCTGACGTAAACAAATGGATGCCAGATTTCACTCAGCAACTAGCAAAAGGATTAAAAGATAATACGGTTTATGTCAAAAATGAAGCTTTAAAACTTGGAACTGTATTAGCTGATTCTGTAATGGATCAAAGAAAACTGAGAGATCAATATTTAAAATCATATTCATCTAAAAAAATAACAGCCGACAGAGCGCTAAATGATTTAGACGGAGCTAATAAGTTATTAAAGGTATCCACAAATGATAACTTAAAGGATATGCAAAATCTTCTTGGTATTATGACTAATGAGTCAACTGAAATTGTAATTCTTACCAATGAATACAACAAACTTGGCAAGCAATATGGTTATAATTCGGATAAGGCTCAAGAGGTTTCTAAAAAATTGCAGGATTTAAGAGCTGATTATCAGGAAACAGGTAAAGACGTTCAAGATTTGGCAAATAAAATTAAAGAAACTCAGGCAGATAATATTAATTCCATTACAGATAAAATCAAGGATGCTCTTAAACAAAGATATTCAGACGAAAAAGATGCAGCAGAAAATCAGATCAAACTAGCTGAAGATACTCAAACTAAAATATTGCAGGCTAAAATAGATGCAATAAGTGACCAGGAAACAGACATGAGTACTCAAGACCAGGACGAAGATGATGCTGAAAAAAGAGCAGATCTTGAGAGACAACTTAGTATGCATTATGGTGCTGAAAAGAAAAAGGAATTACAAGAGGAACTTGATGATCTTAATAAAACCGAAGAACGCCGTCATGCCAAAGAGGCTCTTGATAAGCAGAAAGAGGATTTGCAAAAACAGATTGACCAGGTCAAGGACAATAGTGATACAATGCTTCAAAACGTAGATGATTTTTATGATAAGAAACTCCAGGATGCAAATCTTGAAGCAGAGGCTGAAAAAACTCTTATGACTAATACTCAAAGTGAAATTATATCTTTACTGCATAGTTATGGAGAAGAATATGAGCTTGCAGGACAAGACCTCGGTACCAGGCTTGCAAATGGATTTTCAAGTGCTATTCAGTCACTGAAAACAATGCTTGATAGTATAAAAACGTCTTTACCTGATACGGCAGTTATGGCTGACACCCAAAATAGCAAATATGCTATCGAAGGTCAAAACCTAAAGAGCGTACTAGGATTGATAGATAGTATAAGAAATTATAAGCCAGCTACTGATACATCTAATAGTCAGACACCAATTATAATTACAAAAACTTACCTTGATGGTAAGCAGATAGCGGAAAGTACAACACCATATATTGATAATAATTTAGGAACTACAAGTGCATTAAGTGGGAGGGGATTGTAGATGCTCTATGGATTGACCTTTAATGGAAAACACAGTTTTAGTGAATTTGGATTGTATGTTGAGAAAAAAACTATAAATCCTCCTTCTAAAAAGAAAATCGTAGATGATGTTCCGTTTATGCATGGCAATTATGATTTTAGTACTGTTGGTAGTGGAGGAGAACAGGTTTTTGATACAAGGACTATTACTGTAAAATTCGCTCTCATATGCTACACAATGGAAGAATTATATACCAAATACAGTCAAATACTTGAGTGGCTTACTGATTGTGGTCAATCTCAATTAATTTTTGACTATGATCCTGGTTATTATTTTCTAGCCGAGGTACAAGATGCTCCTAAGTTTGATGATTTTACAGACAATGGAGAACTTGAAGTTAATTTTGTTTGTTATCCATTCAGGTACAGTAATTCCTACATGGGTGATGATATATGGGATACATTTAATTTCCTTACGGATTATACGCAGTATACAAATCAATTTACCGTAGATGGGGAGACTACTGTAACCATGTATAACAATGGAAGATCCGTAACCCCAACAATAAATTGCAGTGCTCCTATGACATTAACTTATAGTGGTCAAACGTACAACCTTAATGTTGGAGATAACAAGGTTTGGGGATTAAAACTTCAAAATGGTAAGAATGATTTAGTGTTTAGTGGTAATGGTACTGCAAAGATATTATTTAGATGGGAGGCACTATAATGTATAAAATAACTTTAATAAATGGAGATACGCAAACAGTGATACATTATCCTGATCCTGAAGCACCGAAAGTTATAAATCCAAAATTAAATATAAAAAGAAGTCAGGCGGGAAGCTTGACTTTTTCTATTCCATGGAACAATCCAGGATATAATCTTATAACTAGATTTGTAACTAAAGTAGTATGTACAGACGTAAGGGATAATAGAGAGCTATTTAGTGGCAGGGTATTCAGCACAGTGCCTGGTATGGCAGATGGTGGAGAATTTAAAAAAGACATTGTTTGTGAGGGTAAAATGAATTACTTGCATGATAGCGTAGTAGAAAGTGTTATATATGAAGACCAAACTCCTGTAGATGTTATAACAGCTCTTTTAAATTATCATAATTCACAGGTAGAGGATTATAAGAAGGTTCAGCCTGGAACCATAGATGTAGAAGATTGGCTGTTCTTTACAACTGATTATGAAACTACTTTAGAGGCAATTCAAAAATATTGCATTGATGAAAATAAAGGTTTCTTGAGGTTTAGGACAGAGGATGGAATAAATTATTTAGATTATATGGCCAATCCTCCTAGTGATAAAATTGCCAATATATCTCTTGGCGAAAATCTTAAATCTTTAACTATAGATGATAGTCAGGTATTCGGTACAAGAATTATTCCTGTAGGTGCTAATGGTTTAACTATAGAGAGAGTAAATAACGGTAAAAACTATATTGAAGATTCTGCTTCAGTTGAAAAGTATGGAATCATTTATAAGAAAGCTGATTACAGCGACATTGATGATGATGAAATGCTTATGACAGAATGTCAGAAGGACTTAAACCAATATACTCAACCTTCAGGAGCTTTGGATATATCTGCATTGGATTTAAGTACTCTTGCTAACACAAGTGTAGACAGTATAGATACTTCAACCTCTGTACACATACAATGCCCGATTTTAGGAGTAGATGATACTTATAAGGTTATGGAAATGGATATAGACCTCACAAAGCCCTGGAATCCTAAACTTACTATAAGCAATACACCTTCTAAGCTTACAGATACTGTCAGTAATATTCAATCTAATAGTATAAATCGTATGGCTACTTATGGTGGCGTTCAATTAGGCTATAGGTTTGGAATAAGGGTTGTAAGCCATGACAAGTCTGTAGAAATTTTATTGAATGGCCAGGAAGGTTTTAGAATTACCAAAGACAATATGCAGAAATTCTATATAGATACAGATGGTAATTTAGTTATGGATGGAGTTCAAAAGATAACTAAAAATGGCAATGTCATTATGGAAAATACCTATAATGACTATGGCGGTCTTAACAATATCTATGATACTAACGGAAATTTGGTTATGAAATTAGGTGTTGAAGCTGGTACTGGTCAAAATACTGGTGCTACATTAATCGGATATAACAAGGATTCAAGTAAGCCGAGATTTAAACTAGGAATAGCCAAAAGTGATGACTTCGGTATCTTGGAATTATTAAACTCTGATGGAGAAGTTGGTGCTGTACTGTACGGAAATGGCACAGGTGCTCTTAGGGAAGATGGAGTTTTAAATAAAATTGCTACTCAAATATGGGTAATGCAAAATAAGTAA